AAGTTGTGGGCCGACCAGCTTCGAGAAGGTACTTGGGCAGGAAGATGTCATCGCCGGGCTGAAGTCGGCGATCAAGCAAACCAACGCGATTATCCTGTCGGGCATGTCGGGTGTCGGTAAGACCACGGTGGCGCGGTTGGCTGCCAAGTTGCTGCTTAAGTGTCACAAGGATAATATACATGAGATCGACGCGGCGCGGTTTAGCGGTGTCGAGGCGATGGCAGAGATCATCGATAAGCTGGATCATCTACCGTTACTCTCGACCGGCCCGATTGTGTTTATCATCGATGAGTGCCAGCGGCTCAGCCGCGAAGCGTGGACAATGTTACTGAAGACATTGGAAGAGTCACCACCGGATGTCTATTGGTTCTTTTGCACCACCGAGCTAACCAGGGTGCCGGTCAATATCCGTGACCAACGGTGTACCGTGTTCCATTTGCAGGCGGTCGGTACCAATGACATTTTTGACTATATCTGGGCGATAGCCGATCTTGAGGAATTAGGTACACCGGATGAAGTGCTCGCGTTGTGCGCTCAACAGGCACTCGGTGCCCCGCGCCGCGCTCTGTCGTTCTTGACGGCTTGCAGTCACTGCGAGACACGGGATGAAGCAGCGCGGGTACTAAACATCGCGGCGGCGAAAGATCAGTCACCGGATGGGTTAGGCTTCCATTTGGCGCAGCTTTTGTTGACACCGAAGTGGCGCGCGGTTCGGTTACAGTTGAAGAAGATACGCGAGACGAAGACACACCCCGAAGGCGTTCGTCTGGTAATTCGTGCCTATTTCTCAAAGATACTCGATGACGAGGATGACGAGCGCGCGGTGTGTTACGCGCTAAAGGTGTTGGATTGTTTCAGCGACCCGATGACCGATCACACGGAACTGCAACAGGCGTGCGGTCGTGTCGTATTTGGAGGAACCGATGGCCAGTGATCCTACCGAGCAGATTGAGTACGAGGAACTCTTCGCGGCGAAAGAGATAAATCACCTGTCACTCGGTGACAGTATCCTCGATCAGCCGCAGTTGTTTGGTCACTGCGCGGCGTGGTGCGCAATCCTGACAAGCCAGCGCGATAACCTTAAGGAGGAGATGGAAAACACTGTGGCTGAAGTCGATTTGAAGATTCGTGACCATTTTGCCGACACCGGGGAAAAGGTTACCGAAAGCCGGATCAGTGCGATGGTGCGCGTGTCAGGAGAGTTTCGGGTTGCCCAGAAGCGTTACAACAAGAGTAAGGCGCTCGCCAGCAAGTGGACCGCTTTGTTGGAGTCTTATAAGCAACGATCCTACTCGATTACCCAATACGTTAACTGGCAATCTGGTGACTATATCCATGAGAGGATAGGCACCGCTGCCAGAGAGTCGGCCGAGCGGGCACGGAGTAGAAGGATGCGACAATGACACAGCTTTTGTTACTGATCGTCGCCTACGTGCTTGCGATGGTGAGTTGTTACGTTGGTGGTTACCTCGCGTCGTGTGGCTGGCATCGGCGCAAGCGCGAGTTCGTACAACAGATGATGTTGGAGGTGACAGATGGCGAGAACAGCGCGACGGCGCGAGTTTGACTACAAGCCCCCGAGCTTCGAGGATACCGTCGAACGGGCGGATCGCCAGGGTTCGATGTATGACAACCTGTTCAAGGGGATCAAAACCTTCAAGCCAGTGGAGGGCCGTAACATCGTCCGTATCCTGCCGCCGACATGGCCCAAAGCGACGCACTATGGGTTCCCGATTTGGGTACATTACAATGTCGGACCAAAGGAGGCTGCGTATCTGTGTCTGCGCGAGAATAAAACGTCACCGCACAAGCACTGTCCATTGTGTGACGAACTGTATACCTTGGGTGCGAAGGCAACCACCGAGGATCGTAAGGCACTGTTACCGACACAGAGTATCATTTACTATATCCTCGACCGTAACCAGCCGCAGAATGGTGTCATGTTGTGGCGAGTGTCGGGAACTGCCGACAGTGAGATCGCGGCGCAGAGTGTCAATCGCCGCAAGGGCAGTGTGCTGAACATTGTGGACCCGGATCGCGGTTACGATCTGGAGTTCCTGCGGGCTGGTCAGAAGCTGGCCACCCGGTATCGCGGTTATCAGGTGGTGCGCGAGGACAGCCCGATGACCGATGACGGCCGGCAGTTCGATGAGGTACTCGATTACATCTTTGACAATCCACTGCCGGATGTCCTGAACTTCTATAAGCCGGAACATATTGATCAGGTGTATTCCGGTAAGATGACTGACGACGACGAGGATGACAGTCGGGACCGTGACCGCGATCGGGATCGCGGTCGTGGCAGCCGTGTGCGGGACGACGACGACAATGACGTTGATCTGAGTCCGCTGCGTCGTAGGCGTGAGGAGGAGGACGCGCCGGCCCCCCGGATGCGCTCGCGTGCGGCTGCGCCGCCGCCACCGGATGACGACGATGACGACCCGGAGGCGACGCGTGCGGTGGAGCGCCCGCGCCGGACCCGGCTTGCGCGGGAAATCGATGACGATATACCCGAGCAGCCGCGCGGCTCTACGCGTGGCAGCCGTGTGCAGGTTGAGGACGACGATGACGATGGGCCACCGTTTGACCCGGAACCTGCCAACGGACGCGAGCGCAGCCGCAGCCGTGGGCGGGATGATGACGACGATGTAGACGACCGCCGCACGCGGATGCGGGACCGGTTGCGCCGCCGCGATTAGTCCTGAACGATGACAGAATCAAACTTGATGAACGGAGGGGTATGATGGCGGCACGGGTGGCGATTGATGACGACAGTTACTACTTCGCGCGTCGTAGTAACAGCATCGAATTCATACCCTCCGGTGCCGCCATCCTCGACTGTACCTTGGGCGGCGGCTGGCCGTTGTCACGGATTAGTAACATTATCGGTGACGAAAGTACCGGCAAGACACTAATGGCAATCGAAGCCTGTGCCAACTTTGCGCGAAAGTATCCAAAAGGTAACATCTACTACCGCGAGAGCGAGTCGGCGTTTGATGAATCCTACGCCGAGGCACTCGGCATGCCGCTCGACCGGGTGCAGTTTATCGATCCCGATAACTTTGTCACCGTCGAGGATTTTTATGAAGACTTGTGTAAGGCGGTCGAGCAGACACTAAAGAAGGATACCGCCGCGCTCTATATCGTGGACTCGCTGGATGCGTTGAGTGACAAAGCCGAGCAGGGTATGGCATTTGATGCCGGGAGCTACAACACCAGCAAAGCCAAGCAGATCGGCAAATTGTTACGGATGTGTAAAGGTGAGGTGTCAAAAGCACGTATGTGTCTGATCATTATTTCGCAGACGCGCGACCGCATCACCGAGGGGTTTATGGCCAAGTTCGCCAAGAAGAAGACCCGCAGCGGTGGCCGGGCACTCGACTTCTATGCAAGCCAGTGTCTATGGCTTAGTCACTTAAACACGCTCACCGCGCAACACGCGAAGATAAAGCGGCCGGTCGGTATCCGTATTCGTGCCAAGTGCGAGAAAAACAAGATTTCACTGCCATTGCGTGACTGTGAGTTTACCATACGTTTTGGTCACGGGATCGATTCGCTGGCGTCGAGCCTGGACTGGCTTGAGGATGTGGCGCGGTGGAGTGACGTAATCGATGTCACCCGCAAGACATACCTGGGCCGCATCGATGCCATGTCCGATACGGCGTACTGGGCCGAGGTGCAGCGGGTTGATGAGGCAGTGACCAAGCTGTGGGCCGAGGTCGAGGAGCTATTCCTCGCAGGCACCCGCCACAAATACCGATATGCGTAAGTGTCGGTATTGCAAGGATGAACACGCGAAGAATGCGCCATGTCGTGTCCATGAGATCGCCCGGCGCGCCGGGAAATGGGATCGTATCGAATTCGACCGTCCGGTGCGCGAGGCGCGGTGGCCATCGGGCATTTGGGGTCACGCGGATTACTGGTTAGGGTACTATCAGGGTACAATCCGTGATTCTTTGATGAAGGAACCGCCGTGATGCTTGAATGTTTTCACCCAAGGCAGTATATGTGCCTTCTGAGCGGTGTTGGCCGATGCGGTGAATCTTCCCGTGGGTCCACTGGACCCTCCTTGAGGTGTCGCGCTAAGAAGCCCTCACTGACTACCGCAAGCAGCTTGACCGGGCGAGCCTAAAATGGCTCGTCCGGTCGTTCGCGTGCACCGGATGCAGATCGGGTTCGACGCGCCGACCTTTATCGAACTAAAGCACCCGCTGACGGCGACCCAAGCCAATATCCTGCATATACTCGGCGAGTTCCCCAACCGATTTGTGACTCGCAACGATTTGCGCGCGCGCTTGCGCTTATCGGAAATGAGTATCATGATCCATGTATCTCGGACGCGGAAGTGCCTGACCGCTGACTGGACAATCGAGAGCCACGATAAGGGTTACCGGCTGATCGACCTGAGGGACAAGTGATATGGAAGTGTCGTGCTCCGTCGATTATCTTACGTTGGAAAGTGATAGCGGTCGCGAGATCGATAGTGTCGAAGTGACATGTAAGCGGTGTGACCACACGACACAATCCTACGGTGACTCAGCGGCGAGTGTACGGCGTTGCTTGTTGCTCTTGCGTGAAGAGTGTCCAAAGCATGAGCAGAACTGGTACGTGGCCGAGGGTGGGGAGGATGAAGCCTGATGCAATGCGAAACCTGTCACGGCGATAGAAGAGTTCCGCCTTGCCCAGACTGTGGCGGTTGTGGGATTATGTCTTGCTGTGAGGGTTCCGCTGGTACCCAAGCTGATCTAGGAGGAACCGATGGCCGGAACCCCGTTTATATTGGGCGAGACAGAAATCGGTCAACTCGTAACGTTGAAGCTGGTCGCCGAGGCGCACCCGGTGGACATGACCAATTTGGTGGAGCGTCTCGCGAAGTCGAAGAACAAACGGCGGCATATGGAACAGATGAGCAAGCAAACCGTGTACCTGCCGTTTGATTATGCGGTAACCTATTCCAAGGAGATCAACCACCCCGGCGGTCGCACCGCGCGGCACATGTCGATGTCGGTGTACAAAGAAGGTCGGGTTCCTAATCAGTTTGCGGTGTGGATGGTCGCGGAGCATTTGGGATTTACCGGACCCCACGCCGATCTCGCGCGCGCCGAAGACAATTTAAAGCAGTGTGACGCGGTTTGGCTTGAAGATTTACAGGGGCACGGCAAAGCCGTCAACGTTGTGCAATTGATGGAAACGGGTCACTAAACCGATGGGTGGACGCCATGACACGTTGGCCCGATAACGAAGTTTGGGAACAACGCGACGCGTACAACCGGGCACCGCGACCGGCGCTTGTCGAGTGCGAACCGCTGCACCACAATCGGTACCGCCGTATCCGTGTTGTGCGGTTTGTGACAAAGTTTGTGTTGTTCGGCGGGTTCTTTTTGGTGGTGATGGTCGGATTGTTCTACTTCGCGCGTTGAGGTTGAAACGAGTCATACGGAGAGATAGAAACATTACAGATCGAACGAGTCACATCATCTGACAGAAACATAGGGATGGAACGTGACATCGATTCTAGTGACTGATACCCATCTTACTGACCGCCCGGCCGACGAGTACCGGTGGGGGTTGTGGTCATGGCTCCGCGAGCAGGTTAAAAAGGTACAGGCTGACGAGCTTATCCACCTGGGTGACCTGACCGATGCCAAGGATCGGCATCCGTCACGGTTAGTGAACCGCTTGGTCGAGTCCACCGCAATGGTCACAGACTTGTGTCGGTTGTATTTCCTCAAAGGGAACCATGACTATATCGATCCGCTCAATCCGTTCTTTGCCTTTGTCGGTACCCATCCTAAGATT